CTAAAATATATTCTCTTGAATAATTTGATTTTCCCATTTATTAAATTCCTTTCGACAATATTTTTCTTTTTTTTATAACTGTTTTTGTTTTCACATTTCCCATTGAATATCTTTTTTCAAGATTAGGATTTGCTATTCTAAGCGCAGCAAAAGCGTAATTCCGTAAATCCAACGGCTCATTTCTTCTGCCTGGAACTAATTTCCATTCAGACTTTCTAACCCCTTTTTTTACTACATTAACTCTTTTCTCGCTTGTCAATCCTTTAAAATACGCTTCATCATAACCCTTATCTTCTTCTATCGGAAAATGACAATAATTTTTACCAACTTTTTCTATCAATAATCTGGAAAACAAAGTATCTTTCGCACTATCTACTCCAACTGGAAAAAGTGCTATATTCCCTTTGTTATGCCTACTTGGTTTCGATACAATTTCACGTGATCCAGCCATTCCTTTTATCGCAAATACTCTTCTATGCTCTCTAATTTTTACAAAAGCATACACCTCAGAAGTGAAATGCCCTCCTGAATCTATACAAGTGCATAATATTTTTATTTTTTCTCCATTTTGATAGGAGTATTCTTTATCCAAAATATCATCTAATTCATCCCATACAAAAACTTCTCCAGGATTTCCATATATAGTCCCATATTTGATACCGTAACATTCTTCATCTTTTGCCCATCCTACAATCTCGTACTCCAGTCTATTATCTTGAACATCAACTCCACAAGTAAGGACATTAACATTTTCAGGTATTTCACAATGATAATACTCACGTCTGTTTAGTATTTTTTGCCAATCAAGAGTATCTTCTTTTTCTTCAAAGGTTTCAGCCAAGACCGTATTAGTAAATACTTTCATCATTTCAAGATTGCCTTTTGACCTTAAAAAATTTTCCTTAATATCTTTCCAATCACTCCATGAACTATAAAACTCATTTAGATGAAAAGAACGCATTTTAAGATTAATATTTCCTTCTTCATCTTTTACATCAGGATTTTCTGCTAACCATTCGCCATATATTCTATTTTTTTTCCAGCTAATTTCATCAGATATTTCTCCACAATCCTCGCATTTAATGCCGCAAGTTTCAAAATCAAAATTTTTCCAGACAAATTTTTGATAACTTCCACAACAAGGACAAGGTACATAAAAACTTTCCTGTGTCCCTATTTGAAACATTGAATCTATTTTACTATCACCTTTTACAGTAGGAGTTGATACTAGCACAATTTTTCTGCTACCTTTAAAAGTTTGAGTTCTTTTTATTGCTAATTCAACAGCATCTCCCTCATCCCCAACTGATTTTTCAAATCTATCCACCTCATCAGCTAAAATTACTCTTATTGGTCTGCTCGCTAATTCACTAGCGCTACCAGATCCAGTAAATACAACATAACCTCCTGAAAATTCTTTGATTTTTTTTGTATCTCTTCCTGTTTCTTCATCAATTATCTTATTTTTTAACCTAGGAGTACTTCTAACCATATCCATAAATCTAGTAGAAGCAAATTCCTGTGCAAATTCTTTTGTTGGCATCAAATACATAATCGAACTTGGTAAATAATCAATAAAATATCCCAACGTGTTCAATGAAATTTCAGTTTTTCCCACTTGCGCTCCCATTTTTAAAACGATTATTTCTGTTTTACTATCTGATATTGCTTTCATTATATCTCTTTGATACGGTGCCCTATCAGTACTCCATCGTCCTGGTTCGGCACTCGATTTAGAACTTAATATTCTATATTTATCTGCCCATTGGTCTATCGTAAGTTTTGGTGGCGGTGCGATTTCTTTTAAAATTTCGGAAAATAAATCAATTGTTTTTTGCTTAACATCAATTTTTTCTATTTTTTTATTCTTCTTCATCGTCATCTTCGATTACATATTCCTTATTTTTCACGAACTTGCTTCTGTCGTATTCTGATAATTCTTTCAAAATGCTATTAATATTATCCGATATTATCTCTTGCAATTCCCCTAAATTTTCAACTCCTATAACAAGCGGTGCAAGTTTGTATGGCATGGTCTGTAATTGCCCTTTAAATCCTGCAATTATATTATTCATAACCCTTTTCACATCATTCGCCTCATGTAAATCGGATTCCAATATCTTAATTTTTATTTTTTCTTTTCTATCCCGTGTTTTCAGATAATCAATTTCATTCTTCAATTTTTCTTCCTGAAGTTGTTGAGGAGTGCTTTCCAATTCACGCAAATAATCAATATAATCTTTAACCGATTGATAAAACAAATATTTACCTTTGTCGTTTTTTTTAATCACACCTTCTTTAGCCAATCTTTGAATCTGTCTTTCACTTATCCCTAGTATTTCTGCCAATTCTCTAATCTTTATAGTTTCATCAAAATCTAATTTATTAATCATCTCCCCTCCTTTATTCCGACACGACATCCCTGTGAAATTTCATAAAAAATTTACACAAGTCGGGACTCGCCAGACCCACAGCCCAAAAAAATCTCCCAAAAGTACCTTTTTTTTATTTCATTTTTTTGATATTTTTTTCTTTACTTTTCGTGTCATCTCCCTGTACTCATTGTCCATTTCCCTTTTCTTTCTCAAGCTCTCTCTACATCTATCAAGATACACATCATACATCTTTATCTTCACACTATCTATCTTAGTATCCAATTCCTTATTTATATTCTCTAGTTTATTTAAAAGTTCAAGGCTCTCATCGATTCTTTTGTTTATGTATTTCTTCAGATAATGTTTTACAATCTCGAACACTATTAATACCACCACAAAATATCCTAGCATTATTAAAAAGATACTCATCTCTTTTGATTCCTTTTTCTGATTTTTTCTAAGTATAAATGCCCTTTCATCGTAAGTCTTTCAGGCAATGTGTACTCCTCAATGCCTATATATTCTATCGTTTTGACAAGACCATCTTCAGCTAATAATATCGTGTGGTATTTAATTTCTTCGTAAGTAAAATCTCCTAGTGCTTCTTTTCTAGTACCAAAATCATCAGTATAACTCTTCTCAAAAATATACGAGTGTCCATCACTTTCAAGATATTCCAGTATTTTTTGTACCAACTTCATATTCAGTTTCATTTTTTCTCCTAACAAAAAAAAGACCGTATATATAAAATCAAGGCTTTTTAGTTCCTTAAATTTATAAATACGGTCATCTTAATATTCATGTACTCAAATATTTATAACTTATTCAATTGTCTTGAAACATCTGCAATTTAGGTTGCCTTATTATTCGCATACTCTTTTTTATATTGCGACGTCTCGGTCTTCTGTATCGTTATTGTTCCATTCGGTTTTCTCTCAATAACAATATTTCCAACTTTATTGCTTTTTAAAAATTCTTCAATTTCTTTGAGTTCTTTACTTATACTCATTTTACCTCCTAATTATAACCTATTTTATTGCTTTTTTCAAGTGTTTGAGTTTTGTTTTTTCTTGAAAAAATTTAAAATTTTAAACAATAAATTTTTTTGATGTTTTTCGTTCATTTCTTTTTGCTTTTGTTCCTGTTTTTCTTTTTCTTCTAGATAATTTGCTGCAAATTCAAGAAATCTTTTCCCTTCTTCTCGAATCATTTTCTCTGTAAATTCTCTTATCAATTCTAATTCCATTTCTTCCGTAAATTCTCTTTTAAAAAGTACAATCACTTGTTTGTTTTTAAATTTTTCTGGAAAGTGTTCTTTTAGAAAATCTATTTTAAATTTATAAAATTCCTCCCAACCGAAATCTGTTAAATTTTCATAAAAAAGCTTTTTGTCACCTATTAAATCATAAACATCATAATTTCCCATTTGCTCGCTCCTTTTGCCAATGTTTTTTTTGCTGAACTAAAACAAAATACCACGACCACATGGTAAAGATTCTTTCAACTCCGACAATTCTTTTTCTAAACGTTTTCTTTTTTTGTATAAATCAAATAGTCTAAAATCAATTATCACGCATGAATTTGGATATTTTACTTCAAAATCTCTTTCCTTTTCTTCTATTTCACAATTAACTGTGTTCAATTTTTTTCTTAAAATAAATATTTCGTTTTCTATTAGTTCTGTTAGAATATCACTCATTCTTTATCCTCCTTAAATACCTTTTTATTACAGTTAATTATACCACTTTATACTCTAATCGCAAAAAACTTTATAATCCAAATCAATCCGTAAATTACAATTCCTAATAATATTTTTTTCA